TTCGTCGTGTTCGCCATACTGAGTTGCGCACTACTCATGCTTGGCATAACATCAGAAACCATATTTTTATATCGCTCACGATAGTCATAAGCCTTATAACCAATAAAGCCACCTAGGACATAAGAACCTCCTTTCAAGTCCTTATTGTTTGCACGGGTCAATTCACTGGTGTTTTTATTTGTGGCGTCTACCATTTGATTGACGGAATCCTGCCAACTCGATGCTAATGCAGCATAATCTTCATAAAGTGAACTTTGCTTCTTCTGCACATCCTCTTCGGTATATCCCCTATTAGTTGGGTCTTCGAAGTAATCCTGCCATTCGCTGTATCGCTCATTCTGCTTTCTAAGTGCTGCCGCATCATTTAAATCACCTACCATGGACTCATGAATGTTGTGCTTTTTCATTTCTGCCATGGTGCTTGAAATAGTTGACTTTACCTTATCCCAGTGCTTCCAAATCAAATATAACGATGCGGAAATAGCTGCAACAGCGAGCAAATACGGATTAGCTGCAGCCATTATGTTAAAGCCTGACTGAGCTGTTGCCATGACTTTTATTGCATCTGTGAGCATCGATACTGCCCATATAGCTTCATCTGCAAATATAACAATCTTTGTCGCCACAAATACTGAGGCAATAATTTCACCGATTCCAACAATGGAATCTTTGTTTTTTTGCCACCAATCGAATGTAGTTTTCAAACCATTAATCGTATTCTTAACAAACGCATCAGTACGCCTAGCCATGCGGTCTATCGTTCCATCCTTCTGCCACCTCATAATGGTATCAATGACATTTTGAATTTCTTCTTTAAGCTGTGCGTATGTGGACCCCATACGGATTGTCCCATCTTCATTGATTCCGATGATTTTTGTCATGTTGAGCTTGAAGTTTCCTGTCAGCGTGGACCATAAACCTTTAAGTGTCGATGCCTGTTTCTCAGCACCACCTGCAAATCGCTTATCCATCATGTCTTGAAGGACTTCCATCGCTCTCACCTGATCTAACATCTGCCCTTTTGCATTAAATACAGTTTTTTCTCCATATCGCTTGGCAGACTCCATCATCAACTGATCTTTTCTTATGCCGAGCTCTTTCAACCTTTCCCATTCTCCGACTTGAGCATCGATAATTGCCTCAGCAACTTGAGTGGTAGACTTTCCTAAAGAACCGGCAGAGTTAATTACAGTATCAATCCACCGTTTGCTCGACATACCCATCATTTCTAAACGTGATGCAACATCAATCAAATCACCAGCTTCGTATGGTGTTGAATTCGCTTTCTGGACCATGTTTTGCATTATCACCATGGCCTTACCGGTGTCCTTCACAGCCGTTTCTAGTTTTGCTCTATATCCTTCAAAATTGAAAGCTTCACTAAAACCAACTTTTGCAGAAAATGCAGTGAATGTAACAACAAGTGTAGCCAACAGTTTTGTTGAAGTAACTAATGTGCTTTTTAGACGGCTAGTCATCGTCTGAGTGAATGATCTAACCCTGTCTTGTGCAGCCTTCGTTGCCGTTTTCAACTTTTCGAGTTGACTTCTCTTTTCAATAATGCTTGTGTTCACTTCGCGCAGTCGCCGCTTGTATTCAGCTAATTCCTTGTTATATTGACCTTGTACCACTTTTGCATCATTCACAGGCTTCTTCATTGCAGCCTGTTCAATTCTAAGTTTATTAAGAGCCGCTTTTTCGCTATCTATTTGCTTCTTAGATAACGATAGAGCTGTTCTATACTCTTTCAATTTCTGATTGTAATCGTCCTGACTTTGACCGGCTTCTCTAAGCGGTTTTACTAAGGATTTCTGAGACTGCTCAAGCTGACCTATAGTCGCTTTATGCACATCAATCGATGATTTTACATCAGACATTTTCTTCTTGTAATCAACCAATGCTGCATTGTATTCGTTTTGGGCTTGTTTAGCTTTATTAATTGGCTTCACAATTTGACTTTTAACACGACTAAGCGTATTCAAATCGCTAGTAAGAGTTTTTATGGAGGCTCCAACAGACTGATTCATCTGGGATGCAATTTTCAAACCGTCCTGCATTTTTTTACGTGCTTTGTCTGTAGCATACATGCCTTGACGCGCTCGCTTAAGCGGTTCTGTCAACTGATCTATCAGTGTAAGGGTTGTACCTATGACTTTCCCCATGCTCCACCTCCCATTAAGCGAGAAGGCTAATGCCCTCCCGCTCCATGAATTGCCTTATTCTTTTCAAACTCATCTCTACGATGTTTTTCAACAGAGTGAATTGTAAATAACCGTTTAAGCAAATCTGCTTCTTCTAATTCGACCAGTGACCCGCCATGTGCGTGTACATGTGCTACTGCGTCCCAATATGGATCACTGTTTATGAGTTTTTTACGATTTTGTCCAGGTCACCCATGCCATACTGACCAAGAATTTTCTCACCCACTCGAATGATTTCGCCAACATTGTCATGAAAGAGCGCCTTTATAGCTAGGACAGGTGTAGCATGCCCTTTCTGAAACTCTTCATCTTGCAAAATTGGTACATGCTTTAGGATCAATTGACAAAAGAAATCTACATTCTTTTTTATTGTAAGATCGCCACTTGCGTCATCCATGAAGCCAAGTACTTTATCTACTTGCATTCTTCTACATGGCAAAGCAAGTCCCAAAAGATCTGATTCAACATCGAAAAGTTGCACCTTGTCATCACTACTTTGTCGCGCACGCTCAACTGCTTGAGCAAGCGTAAGCTTTTTCATTTTCTCTTGTGACATGTTTCCTCCTAACTGATACGATCAAGATACTCGATTCCTGAAAATACAAACGAAAGATCTTCTTCTTCTGAACGATTTGCAGCATAACCGCCCGATAGTTTAGTGAATTTTACATTTTTGAGAAGCACACGCTCTGTTTGCTTCCTATCTGGCGTTGGAATCTTTGTAATAATTTTTGCTGGACGAATGACTGGTGGATCAGCAAAGTAATCTTCCATGAGTTCAAATCCCATTGATGTGGTCTTGTATTTCTTGATTTGACCCTTTCCAGACTTACTCATGTAATGGTGTTGTTCCCAGTCTTCTTCGCAAATATTCAGTGCATTGAATTTAATGTCGACTTCAAATTGAACTTCACTGATATCGTGCACTTGATCCGTTCCAATCCATGTTTCGCCATCCGTACCGCGAATAATATCATCAACTGACATTTATGCATCCTTTCTACTGCATGTAAGATTTCACATAGAAATCTTCACCACAGTTTGGCACTTTGATATTTTGCATCAAGAACACTAGGGTTCCAACGCAATTCAACTTCACTGTTGCATCATCCCAATCAACTGCATCAGCTTTTCCGATTGACAAGTTAGCAGCACGTTGTGCTTCAATGTCAATGTACGCTTTGTTCTTGAAACTTCTGTCTAAAATTCCATCATTGGTAAGTGATGCTAGGTATCCATCAATTGCTGGGAGAAGTAGCGCCTGGTTGTCAGGCGTGTTTTTGAACGCACCTTTGTATTCATCGTCAATCGTTGTTGTCACATCGTTGTAAATAAAATCCAGCGTTTCAACGATTGTAATAAACTTGTGGTCATCCGTTTGACCATCACTTAGAGTCTGCAGCGAGTTCACACCGCGTCCCACTCTTACTTTTCCTTCGTCATTGTAGAGAATGAACCCACCATCATTAATGGCAGTATCACGGTCTGCAACTTCCTTTACAGAATCATAACGTCCAATGTACCCATAGACCATAGACTTTGTCAGCGGTGTAACTGCTGCACGCGCTGCCAAATAATGTGTTTCAAGGTTCCCAGCCGTTGCTTCAGACTCACCAGCAAGCGTCACTTCGTCATTCATGAAATTCACAATGTGCATATCATCTGGCGCGACTGCCTGATGCACCACCGCTTTAACTGTTTTCATACGCACTGTATTGTATGATTTGACCCATGTTACCAGTTCTTCTTGGTCCGCAGCGTCACCGCCAGCGATTGCCACCCAGTCGACCTTTATAGCCTCGAACACAGTAAACGCATCTGTAATCGGAGCAGTTGTGTCCACCCGTGACACAATCAACTCACTCACACCACACGAAAGTACATCTTTGATATACTGAACGTTCTCAGCTGTAAAATTCGCTTCTACAATATCTGATGATGTCTTGATGCTTACTTTGTCAAAAGTTTGATCCGTATCGTCAACAATTACAATGCCAACTACCCCACGACTTGATCTCGCAATAGCAGTAACGGCCTTTTTCTCAAAAGCTACTTCAATTACAGGCATTCCAATAGCCATATTGATGCCTCCTTCCTGTTACTTCATATAAGTTTTAAT